GCTCGCTAAGCTGTGCGATGAAAAGGAGATGCTTGGGGCGTTCAACCGGGGCGAGGACATCCATATGTTCGTTGCTCGACTGGTATTTGGGGCACTAGGGGTTCCACCAGATAAGATCGACAAGGCGATGCGACGTATCGCCAAGCGAGCCTCCTTCGGTATCGTCTACGGTCAGGGAGCTAAGGCTCTAGCTAAGGGCTTTGGAACCTCTGTTGATGAGGCCAAGGAAATCATTAAGACCCTCTTTGAGGTCTTCCCGAACCTACGCGGCTGGATGGACGACAAGGTTCAGGAGTGTATTGATGAGGGTCTTGTTACGACCCCTATGGGGCGTATCCGTTGGATCAAGGGTGCTGACTCCAGGGACGACTACACAGCCGCTGAGGCTGCTCGTAAGGCTGTCAACACGCCAATCCAATCTGCTGCCTCTGACTGGACTCTGTGTGCTCTCAATGAGATTCAGAAGCGCTTCCTAGAGGAGGGTCTAAAGAGTCTGATCGTTGCTACGATTCACGACTCGATCATGGTTGATGTCTACCCTGGTGAAATCCTTCGCGTGATGGAGATTATGCACCACGAGATGGTTGTTCGTCTGCCCGAGCGGTTCGATTGGATCAAGGGAGTGACACCCAAGACAGATTTCGAGTTTGGGGTAGACTGGAAGTCCATGACCGATATCGAGCGTCAGCCCGACCTGACCTACAAGTTGAAGGGCGAGTTCCCAGACATCAAGAAGAACCTCATGGCTCTTTCCCTTTGTGGAGATGTGGAACAATTGGACGCGCACATTGACCAAGATTCACCGGAGGATTCATGGGCACTGGTAGACCTGATTCTGTAAGTGTTCCCACTCGTAAGATCAAACGCAGAATTGCGCAGCTAGAAGAAGAGCTAGTTGAGCTACGGGAGTTGGAGAGAGCATCTGACTCCCGTAAGGTTTTCAAGTGTGGAAAGTGTGGAAAAGGCACTCAGCTAAAGAACCTCACTTATACACAGACTCACTGGTATGAAAGTCCATCGGGCTGTACAGGTGGAGACTTGTGGCACTCTGGAGAGGGAAACATCACATGCCCAAAGTGTGGCTGTCGTAACCGTCTCATCCGTGAATATGGCGAGAGTTTCGTTCAGCACAAACACTTGTTCGGTAACATTGCGGATGATTACGATGATGAGCACCGTGGGCGCTACGGCGAAGAGTGGGTTAACGTATGAGTCGTGAAGGAATCTATAGGGCTATTGATGACGAACGGGCATTCCAAGACCAAAAGTGGGGAGACCTGCACAATAGGCCCCACGATCTATGCACCTGGTTTGTTATCATGGAGGCCGAACTTCAGGAAGCTAAGCAAGCATTTCTGAAGGAAGGTCACGCTAACGCCCTCTGCGAACTACTCCAGGCGGTTACCGTTGGTGTGGCTGCACTTGAGCAGCACGGGGTGGTAACACGATGGACGCCGACGAACTCAAAGAGCTAAGCTACGATCAGATAGCTGGCTACTTCGCTGATAAAGCGATGGAACTAGAGGATGACTTCCCTCACCTGATGGAGCCACTACTCTATGCGGCCAAGGGGGTCATGGCTCTGGGCAGCCTCAACAAGAAGAGAGCCTTCTCAGATATCCACCTTCAAAAGTGGAGAATGAACGTAGCCTGGATGACCTATGCCAAGGGGCGGCTACAGGAAGAGGTGGCCAAGCTGGACTGTGATGTAAAGGATCTGAAGAGCGACCTACAGAAAGAATCTCTCAGATACCTAGTGCAGTCCAACATAAAGGTTTCTGACGAGAAGGTCGCCGCCAGGATGAGGCAAAACAAAGAATTCAGAACCGCTGACCGCCAGTTGTCGGTGCTGCGTGCTATACTCGCGACCGTGCTGGATCACTGTGACCAGTACAAGTTAATCAAGGACGTTTTGGTTCAAGAGTCTACGCTTATCAAGAAGCAGATGTCTCACTGAACCTTCTCGCCATGAAATACACAGGAGATGAATGATGGCGAAACTAAACCTAGGCAAGATCAAGGCTAAGGCCGAGGAAATCAAGGAGCGCGAGAAGAAGCGCAAGGAGCAGGGCTCTGGGGACTCTGCTTTCGTTAACAAGATCCCCACAGGCGTCATTGAGGTACGTATCCTTCCTCCATGGTCTGACGCTGGTGAGCTAGCTAAGGAGATTTGGACGCACTTCAAGCTTCCACCTGGCCAGACCACTGTCGTTGACATCGAGAACACGTATCCTCGCTTGGGTCTCGACAACCCCGTTAACGAGGTTCTAGAGGAGTTTGGTGATGACCTAGACGTTAGCCGTCTAAAGTCTAAGCCAACCCCGAAGATCAACGTTTACTTCCCCGATAGCGACATCAATCAGGAGAATGAGGAGCTATCGCAGGAGGTTCTGGGTAAGGTCAAGATCCTCTCCCCGTCCGTTGGTGTCTACAACCAGATCGTCAAGATGATTTCGAACCCTCGTATCGGTGACATCACCGATCCAGAGGAGGGTTTCAACGTCACCATCGAGAAGACGACTGGTGCCAAGTGGCAGGACACACGCTACGATGTGCAGCTTTGCCCGCGTGCGTGCCCTATCCACGAGGACCCCGACGAGCAGGAGCGTATCCTTGAGAAGATTTGGGACCTGGACAAGATGTTCCCAGCTCCTGATGACGCTAAGATCGCTGAGATTCACACGGTTGCTGGTGCTCTCCGCAAGCACCTTGAGAAGCAGCTACGTGAGCTAGGCGGGACTCCAAAGCGCCGCACTCGCACTCGTGCTCCCGAGCCCGAGGACGAGCCGGAAGAGGCTGAGGAAGAGGATGTCGCTGAGGAAGAGGAGGAAGAGGCTCCTAAGCCAAAGCGTCGGACCAAGAAGAAGGTCAGTCGTAAGAAGGAAGCAGATGACTCAAATTTTGAGTCAGGGGAGGTAGAAGAGGAAGAGGCGCCTCCCCAGAACAAAAAGAAGGTCTCTTCTAAGAAGAAGAAGTCGAAGTCTAAGCCTGAGTGCTTTGGTGACGCAGACGTTTACAAGGTCAACGACGAACAGTACGAGACCTGCAACGCTTGTATCTGGGAGATTCCCTGCACTCAAGCACAGAAGAAGGCTGGCGTCTTCAGCTACGAAGAATAGCGGAGTGAGCTATGGCTAGGGCCAAGAAATCCAAGAAGAGTGATGCTAAGGATCTGCCAGTTGTTAACCCAACTCGCGATCTAGCTAAGCGTATCTCAGACCAAATCAACTTTCGTAAGGCTGATAAGAACAAGAGGGTAAGCCCTGTTCGGTCTGGTGCTGACGCTGCCCATGCGGACATCGTGGGTTACATCTCTACTGGAACCTCTGCCCTAGACGCTGCGACTGGTGGTGGATTTCCCTGTGGGCGGGTCTCGATGGTTTTCGGTGACCCGTCCTCAGGGAAGTCCCTGCTTTCTGAGAGTGCTGTTCTGTCTGCGCAGAGACGGGGTGGCATGGGGTGCATCATCGACTCTGAGCATACCTTTAATAAGGCTCGTTTCACAGCTAAGGGAGGTAAGATAGATGAGGTGTTGTTCCTTGATGCTGAGTCTCTGGAGCAGGGATTCGAGTACGTAGAAACAACCATCAAGGTTCTTATGGCTGAGCCTAAGTACATGGGTAAGCCTATTGTGGTAGTCTGGGACACCATCAGCACTGCACTAACAAAGAACAAGCTTGAGGGTAACGAATACGCCTCTGGTATGATGGAGGCTCCCCGCGTTATCAACGATGGTTTTCGTAAGATCACGGAGATTATCGCTCGTAGCAACACAGCCTTTATCATCCTCAACCAGATGTACAAGGATACTCAGGGCAATCCTGTTCCTCCTGGTGGTAAGGGTCTTCAGTTCTACACGTCTTTGATCCTCTACCTAGAGAAGGAAGACAAGTATTTCAGCCATCGCACTGGCAAGATGGGAATGATCCTAAAGGCCGATGTTCAGAAGAACAAGGGAAACCCACCTGTAGCTGATTGGGTGTTCTTCTGCTGTGACTCGATGGGTGTAGACGACTCTATGTCCATCTACTACAACCTGAAGCCACGAGGTGTAGGTAAGAAGGCTGTTGACCCTGGTGTTTTCAATAAGGCTGGAGGCTGGCTCAGCTATCAGCTAACGGAAGACGAAGCTGATAAGGTTTCCTGGCAAGGCGATAAGGGATTCTTCATTAAGAGCGAGCAGACGCCTGAGCTAGTGCCTGCTCTTGCTCAAGAGCTATGGAAGCTTTGGCCTCCTGCTGATCCAGCGGTTCAAGAGGCTGACGAAGAGTTTGTACAATTCCACATTGTGGATAACCCGTGGGTCAAGGAAGGCGTGCGGTATACGCAGTGTCTTGTCTCCGATCATATGTGTCCGATGGCTACGTGGAAGTCCTGCCGCGCCCTTTATTGGACGGAGTGTATGTATGATCTGGATGACGTTGTTAGTATAGAGCGTGTTTACCACGACCCACCTGATTACGACCGTGACGCTGCCATCATGGCTGCTGAGTCCAAGGATGATACCACCGAGGATGAATGACTCCTGACGAGTATCTTGATGTAATCCTGCTGACTACCATCACAACAGATGAAGGCACCACACTCGAAGCAGGGCATTCAGGCGTTCTGATAGAGACTTTTGGACCAGAGTTCATAATCGAGTTCGCCATCCCCGACCACACCCTGGTCGGGGATCATCGTTTTGAGACAGTGGTCCTAAAGCCTGAGGACTTCGCGATTGTTGGTCCTATCGGTAATTCCGCTTTGACTCCGAGCGACAGTGGGGTATAGTGGCCCCAACGAAAAGGAGGCCGTTGAATGAGCAGACCTGTAACCATCCCTCGTGACCGACACCAGTACCTGGTGGATTTCTTCCAGAAGCTTGACCGCATGATGACCGGGCAGCAGCTACGAGTCATCGTGCGCAACATGGGCAATGACACCCAGGCCACTACTGACGGCAAGCGTGTCTGGCTTGATTGGGACGTTCTCACCAAGCCCCTTACTACCCAGACGCGCCTGGGACTCAACTACCAGCAGCTTGCACGTTGCTACTTCAGCAACCCCTACTTTGACCGTGAGGTTCACGGGACGAAGCTGTCGCAAGCTGCTAACATCCTCGATAGCGCTCGTGTTGAGACGCTGTTCTCTGAGAAGTACCCGTCCGTGGTCCCCTACTTCATCTCTATGGTGCAGGAGACCATGATCCGTGATGGTGCGGTGGCTAACCGCTCCGACATCTGGGCTCTGGTCTACGGGCGCAAGTATCTCCCTCAGGGTTCTCGTATGGCTATCATGCCTACTACTGAGGACCCCAACGTCGTGCTTCAGATGACCGACATCATCGACCAGTTCGTGTGCCTCCTAGGCACTCGTGACGACACGACGCAGATGGTCGAGCTAACGCAGTCCTTCAGCACTCTTATGAGCCAGCTACGGTTCAACCTAGCGAACCCGGGCGGCGCTAAGATGCTTCGCACGCTCACCATGAGCCTGGACTCTAAGAGGGAGGTTGCTCGTAGGGTTCGCGTTACTGTCAACGAGGACCGCCGCTACATCAAGAAGAAGGTTCGTATCGTTGACCGCACTTCCGACGACAAGAAGCACACCTATAAGAGTGGTATCGGTGGTCGGGATGGTGCTGTTCGTGATGCTGAGGAGTTCGACCTGGTAGAGGTAGACATCGATGAGCTAGCTGCTGGCAAGCCTGTCGTTGTCTCTGAGGTTCAGGACGTTATCGACGGCAACACCCTCAGTGAGGACGTTGATGCTTCTAAGGTTGCTCCGCGTGGGGACGACAACCTTAAGACGGAGTTCGGTGCTGGCAGCAGCTTCCCTTGCTACAGTGAGGGTCCTGGGACTGGTGGTGCTGGTGGAGGCTCACTACAGGCTGTTGAGGTTCTGGAGGACAATGACATCGACCCCAAGTACGCCAAGTTGGTTTGGGTTGACGACATCCACCAGAACTCCTGGGCGCGTAGCTCCGAGCCGCTGAACCGCTACAAGGATGTTCTCACCACGAGTGATGTTCGTGATATGTGCCTTGCCCTAGAGGCAGAGGTGCTGTTCGATACGGACCAGCTTAAGAAGGCTGGCTGGGATGGCTTCGGTGCGGTTACCTCCGGTATCCGGGGCGTCCGTGACGCCTTCGATAAGGAGCTAGTCTTGGCGTCTCGTACGCTTAAGAACCGCTTCGCTGCTGGGGCTCGTGGCAACATCTGCATGAAGATGGCTATGAAGGCTGAGCGTAAGCCTGACGTGAACATCTTCAAGAGCAAGGATCGGTTCCTCGATGCTGCCGACCTGGATATGGAGCTAGTGTTCCTGACGGACGCTTCTGGCTCCATGCAGGGGCACATCAACCAGGCACTGAAGGCACAGTGGATCATCGGTTCGTCCTTTGAGAAGCGTGGTGCCAAGGTGACGATCATCCCGTTCAACAACTGCGCTCGCGACCCACTCAAGGGGCGTGACGACAAGTTCTCTGATCGCGTCTACCCAGCGTGCAATGCTGATGGTGGAACCCAGCCGCACGGTGCGCTTGTGGCGTCTCAGGAAATCTTCGACAAGGCTGGAGACCGCATGAAGATGCTCTTCATCCTCACTGATGGTGCCTGGAACGCTGGCCACGACGCGCACAAGCTGATCGACTCCATGAACTATCAGGGTGTCTTGACTACCCTCGTGTTCCTAGGAGGCGACGGGAGCGACTACAGCAGACTCAAGAAGGACTCCTGGCACCACTGCAAGGAAGGCTTCAGGGTCAACTCGATTGATGAGTTGCTCCCACAGATGAGGAATACTTTCTTCAAGACATTCAATCGCGCGATTCTTCGCACATTGAGGCGTTACTACTGAGCACTGATTTGGTCTAATAGGGCCAGTCGAGAAGGACCACAAAACAACTGAAAGGATGGTTACGACTATGACTCAGACTTCCCAACTCCCCGACGTTTCCGCTTACATGGAGGAGAACCGCCGCAAGCAGGCACGACTCCAGTTGATGGACCTGCTTGAGGTTCCTCCGATGTCCTGGTACGAGAACTACCTCACTCGCACGATGCCGGGTGGAGCGAAGGACATTGACGTGTTCATTCGCGCTGCTCAGCTTCAAAAGTGGACCGTCCTCTACGGTCCCACGGGTGCTGGTAAGACCCTTGTGGGTCTCGCTGTCGCCGCGAAGCTGAAGCGTCGTTATGCTTCGATCAACTTCCACGGAGGTATCGGGGCTGACAACCTTATCGGTCGCTGGGTTCCGTGCTCTGGCACGGGTATGCCCACGATCAAGGAGCTACGTGAGCGTTTCAAGGAGGACAGCAACCTCGTCAACGCTTACATCCACAAGTACCGCGTCAACTACAAGTGGGTTGATGGTCACCTGACGGACTTCTTCCGCAACGGTGGCGTGCTGGACCTTGCGGAAATCAACATGGCTCCACCATCTGTCACCAGCTTCCTCTTCCAGATGCTGGACGACCGTTGCCAGATCGTTCTGGACGACAAGGATGGCGAGGTTGTCCGCGCTCACCCTGACTTCTGGTGCATTGCCAACTACAACGAGGGTTACGCTGGCACCATGGAGTTGAACGATGCTCTGCTCCGTCGCTTCCCCGTCAAGTTCGCGTGGGGCTACAGCGACGAGGTGGAGGACATCCTTATCACGAACGAGGCTGTTCGCAACGTGGCTACCAAGCTGCGTGAGAGCGGCGAGGTTCGTAAGGATGTCGGCACCGCTGACCTCAAGGAGTTCTGCGAGATGATCGAGCTATTCGGTGCTGAGATTGCTTGCCAGTCCTTCATCGATGGCTTCGACCGTGGCGAGCGTGAGGCTGTGGGCCAGACCGTCCGCGCTGAGTTCTCCAGCGCCAATGCTGCAGCTAAGAAGGCTGCTGAGCAGGCTGCTATCGAGAACGACCAGTCGTGGCAGAGTGGCTTCGGCACCGCTGCAGCAGCCAACCAGGCTAACAGCCAGCAGCCCGCACAGGCTGGTCAGGCCGTTAGCTAGCCTTTCTCTGTCCTTCTCTCTTCCAGGCTACGGGGGGTGTAACAGCCCCCCGTAGTCTTGGGTCCATAGCTCAATGGTTAGAGCAGCAGACTCATAATCTGTAGGTTCGGGGTTCAAGTCCCTGTGGACCCATAAGAGGTGGAACATGGATCTTGATATCGACTTCGATCTTCCTGATGGCTGTATCTCTGGCGATGGGTGTATGGACCCTGCCGCACTTGTTGCGCTGCTTGGCGTCTCCATCGTGGTCATTGCTGGAGCCGGTGTCATGCAAGCGATGTCATTCATCCCTGTAGCTTGTGCAGTGGTGTTCGGTGTCTTGGGCATCCTTATCCTGGCCAAGAAGCGTAAGAAGGATGACGAGCACAGCCATTGGGTGAGGAACACTCTGGGCACCCTCTGTATCGTCGTAGCGTGCCTCTCAGGAGCCTACGGGCTGCAGGAGTGGCATATCACCTACGAGGCTCAGCAAGAGGCTCAGAAGGCTCGTGAGGCTGCCGAGCGGGCCGAAGAGCAACGGGTCGAGGAAGAGAACAAGCGGATTGGCTATTGGGGTCGTGCCAAGCGTGCGATGTTTGGTGCCAGTGAAGATGAGAAGGCTGAAGATGAGTAAAGCGTTTGACCTTGATCCTGTGATGGAGCGTGTTGCTGATCTAGCCTTTTCTGAGCACTATTGGAAGTACTCCGATGCTGTAGACCTAAACGTTAAGAACGCAGCACAAATGGCGTTTAGGGCAGGAATCGCCTTTGCTATGGCAGACGCCCATGAGAAGGTGAACAAGCGGCTAGAGGCGCTAGAAGCAATGTATACGCGCCTTGAGGTTTGTCCTGGCTGTGAGGGTCCTAGGTTTAAGGATGCTTACTGTCCTAACAATGACTGCACCTTTGACCTGTAGGAGGTTCTAATGGGACGCCACATTCAGATGGAAGAACTTGACCCTCGTATCTTCGCTACCACTAGGAGGGAAATCTACCTCTTCATGGTAGCCGTTATCGTAGGTTGCATCTTCTCCGTAGCGTCGGTTGTTATGTGGGGATACACGGCAGCTACCCAGAGAGACAACTGGAACTGCGCCGATAACGGGCATAGGTTCGAAGCGCGTTACAACACACAAGACCTAACCCCAACAATGATGAAGGAGATTGGCGATAGCTTTGCGTACAGTTCTGATAAGCTAAGTGCCATGCGCCTATGTCGTAGGCAAGTCTACCTTCACGATGTGTGCACCTATTGTGGTGTCACAGTCAAGAACAACACTAGGAGTACCGATGGCCCGGAGACTGAAGATCATCATTGATTTCGATGGCGTAATCCACGGCTATGAGTCTGGATGGAAGGGAGCAGGTCACGCTCCTGATCCTCCGGTGCCTGGAGCCCGTGAAGCCATCGCTAAGATGATGGAGAGCTACCAGTGCTACGTGTTCTCCTCTCGCTGCTCTGAACTGGCTGGCGTTGAGGAGATTGAGCGATACCTGGCTGAGCACGACATCGAAGTAGACGGCGTGGTCAGAGAGAAAATACCCGCAAGCTTGTCAATTGACGACCGAGGGTTTAGATTCAACGGGGACTGGAACGAGGTATTGGAATTCCTTGAGTCCCCAGATGCTTTCAATCCCTGGAACAAGAAAGGACGGACGTAATGAGTCTAGTTACCGGCATGATGAGAACCTCAACCCTCGTGAATGGGTTGTTGGCTAAGAACCCAGGCAACCTGTCTTTCGATGACATCGACAGGCTGCAGAACTTCGTGAACAAGGGAAGGTCCATGATCCTACTGGAGAACCACCCTCAGCTTGAGGGTATCTTTGCGAGCCACGCTATCGAGGACACGAGGAAGGTTCTCGATATCCTGCTCTGCTTCATTGAAGAGGGTGGGACCATTGGTTCTGCGACCTTCAGGAAGATGGTTGACGGTATGATCGGTAAGGGGATGGTTACGCCAGCTATCATTGATGTGCTGACGAACCACCGCTTCCTGCTTCCTGACCGTCTGCCCACTCTCAACGCGGATGGTGTTGCTGTCTGATGACTGCCACTACCACCAGAACTACTGTCCTGTGGGACATTCAGCAGACCACGCCCACTCGTAAGGACCCTACCGGGATCTACGTGTTCCACAACACGTCAGACGGAGTGTCGCTAGCTGTTCAGCTTGAGCAAGGTGGCCTAGTCACTGGTGCTCTAGCTGTCTGCAGTCCTCGTGACAACTTCTCCAAGCGTAAGGCGCAGGAGATTCTACGTAATCGTTTGCGGGTGCGTAGGTTCAACGGGCGCCTTGGTCTTACCTTCCCGCTGGGCACCTACCAAGGGGACGACTTCAAGACCGATGTGTTCCTCCCGCTTCTGAAGTACGTTCGCGACAACGCTTACCTCTTCCTCGTTAGAGGCGAGACTGGCACTGGTCCTAAGGGACGGGTGGATCAGCGTCAGTTGCTGAGGAACCTTGCTGAGGAGCTATGTGATATTCGGAACGCCCCCGAATCACACCTCAGCTAAGATGTCTAAGGAAGACACCGAGAGGTTGCAAGCTATCATTGATGGCGGTCCTCTCGGTGTTAACCTTGATCTAGACATCAGTACCGGCAAGCTAACATGGGGCTGCGTCAAGTGTGGCGCAGCCCTGCTTGCATTTACTGAGCCATGCTACAATGGCGCTACCTTCCCTGGTTGTAAGGAGGATAGAGATGAACTGTAGGTATAGGTTCGGTGACGTATTGCTACAGCTAGCAGTGGCTGTAGCTGTTTTGGCAATGTCCATTCGCCTAGGTGTCGTAGAGCACAGAGGCTGGTTTGCTATCCCTGCTGGTATGTTCCTCTTTTCTGCTTTAGGTTCTTACCTAAATAAGAAAGAGCGTGAGCAAGAGCAGGTTCAAGCCATCAGAAACAAGCGTCAGCTAGACCTGGGTGTTCCACCTGATGAGGTTTAACTGTGCTACGTGCGGTAGCCCAGATGCTGACGCTGATTGGGATTCCGACGTAAACGATCCTGAAGCATACATTTGCTTCGATTGCAGCATTGAGGCGATCACAGGAAAGTCCTGGGAGGATCGCATTATCCAGAAGGCTGAGCGCAGGGTTGCTGCTCGCCAACTACTAGAAGGTCTAGATGATGAGTAACTACAGCTTCCAAGACGATTACCCTGTAGGTCAGATGCAGTTTGAAGGGTTCAATCAGTATCAGGACTTCACTGCAACCACCGACAAGGCTGGGTCAGACCTAAACACCATCCTTGGTTTGGGTGGTGAGCTAGGCGAAATCATGGAGAAGGTCAAGAAGATCACTCGTGATGTCAACGATGTCTGGCCCTTCGGTGTGTCGGAGGTCAACTTTGACAGAGACTTCTCTGCTGATGAGAGAGCCGAATTAGCTAAGGAAATCGGAGATGTACTCTGGTATGCCAGCAGGCTTTCTGATAGGTTGGGATATCGACTAGGAGATATCGTCCGACTGAATGTTGAGAAGCTAACATCCCGCAAGGAGCGTGGTGTTCTTCATGGAAGTGGTGATAACCGATGAGACTTAGCCCTAACGCTGCAGCACAGATGTACCCACATCTAACAACCGTGTCTTGTGATAAGCACGATGCACAGCCTAGGGGTAAGGTTCCATCTCACCTAAAGGGGGTTTTCGCATCACGCGAGAACCCTGAGTTCGTCTGCTCCGCGTGCCTGGAAGAGGCTAAGCAGGAGTGGGACGAGCAACAGCGCTCTCTGAAGCGTGCAAAGGACCAGCAGCGTCAGGAGCACCGTGACGCCATTAAGAAGGCTCGCGAAGAGGCCCTTGAAGCTGATAAGCTTCTCTCAGACTACATGAAGTCCTGTGATGACGCTGAGAAAACAGTGGATTCTGTTGAACAGATGCTCAACAGTACGCGGTCTATCATCCGTGCGAAGCAGGAGAAGCACACCAAGCTGGTGGAAAAGATCCGTCAGATGGTAGGACAGTCTGATGAATTGGAAGGTGAAATCCTTAGGCTATCAGAGGAAAGCCTCGATCAGTTTGAGGAGTTGACAGAAGCTGACAACGCAGTGACGGCGTGCTACAATGCTCTGCGTGACGCCCTCACCGAGGCCGACCATCTCTGGGAGAGCCTAGGAAAGTCAGCAAAGAAGAAGAGGGATAGGTCCCTCAAGAAGTCTGTTCTAGCTAAGCTGAAGGAATTTGATGACAAGCGACAGCCAGCGAATCAAGGAAATGACGGCAGCGCCAGCTAGGTCAGTCTTTTACGTTGACGTAGGTGGGATAAACCCAAGAGAGGTAGAAGGCTACCTTAGAAAGATACGACGGGCTTTCAAGAAGAAGCAGTTTTGCGCTAACCCTGACTGGAACCCGCTGGAAACGGAGAGTGGCACAATGATCGGTGGAAGACAGAAGACTCCTATCGGAGTAGACGAGAAGGTTTGGAAGGGTGTCCTTGTGGGCTTGAATGCTATGAAGTCTCGTAGCAAGCCTAAGGCGAGCAAGACTGTTTGCCTGGACATTGAGCGCTGCGATCAGCGTTTGTTCACCCTACCTGCAGCACTAGACGATGAGCAGGCAGAGGGGAGCACCGCTGTTCTTAACGGTGTTCCTTGCGTCTACGGTCGTGACTACAGGATTTCCGGTAACGTCCTTAACTGGATCAGTGACCGTAAGTTGTACAGGTCAGACGCCATCGCCATCCGCTTCACGGACCCAACCGTGAAGGCACCTAAGCTGAACGTTCGTCCGGTTTCCGGTGGTCGTATCGGACTGGTCGATCCTACGTTGGTGGACAGCCTCAACGCTCGTGTGAGCACCCTTGAGGCTAGCGCTAGCGAGCAGTTCAAGAAGATCAACGAGCGTATGGCTGAGGTTGATTCTGTCATTGAGTCTCTTGACGGTGATGTCGAAGGACTTATCGGCACCGTCGCCGTGCTCAATGACCGTGTTACGGAGCAGATTAAGGTTGAGGAGGTCACCGAAGAGGCCGCTGATGCCATTGCTGCTCTACCAGAGAAGGAGGATGACGATATGATCGAACCTGGCGTCAAGGTATGGCACCGCCTCTCTAACGAGGGTCCCTGGATCGTTGTTCAGCCAACCGTGCTGAACATCAACTCTCGCGTAGAAGGTGGTATGGATAACGCTTTCAAGAGCAGCTACGTTGAGGTAGCTTGGACTGTCCAGACTGAGGATGGCGTGCGTGACTTCCCTGAGGTCGTGCTAACCACCCGTAAGCCCAAGGAGCAGAAGATGTCGATTTGGAAGAAGATCGGCATTGGACTTGGTGTTGCAGCCACTACGGCTGCTGTGGTCCACGCGCCCCTCATCCTGAAGCTGCTTGGCGTACTCCAGTAAAGCCAAGCCTAGAAAAGAAGATAGGAAGGCTCCTTCTGTAAGGGGGGAGCCGTTCCTTATCTTTTTGTTCATACTCCTACTTTTTATCTTCCTGTGCCCTAAGAGAGATTCTAACTCGAAGGTGTCTGATGTCTGACTTGGATGAAGGCGACCGCCTAGGTGATACTGCATACAACGGTGCTAAGACCGTAGCTAAGACGAGAGCATATAGTGGGAGCGATCCCAGAACCGTGGGCACTCCTGGCTCCGGTGAGGTTGTTCACCATCCAAGCCACTACACCTTTGGCAAGTATGAGGTCATTGATGTCCTCTTCGATTGGCAGCTTGCCTACCCCCTAGATAACGTCGTTAAGTACGTGGCGCGTGCGGGTAAGAAGGGTGGTCCAGATAAGGAGATTGAGGACTTGAAGAAAGCCAAGTTCTACCTCTCCTACTACATCGACCAGCTTGAGAAGAAAGCCCGTAAGTGACCACGCTTCTAGTTGATGGTCACCACATGCTCCACCGGGTGGCCTTCATACCGGAGCTACAGAGACTCAGCAGAAGCACTGGAGGCGTCCCCACAGGCCCCGTGTTCGGCTTTCTGCGCGTCCTCAGATCAAACCTCAACACCTTTCGGGCAACGTCCTGTATCGTCTGCTGGGACGTAGCGGGTAGCACCAGTTATCGGAAGGGCATCTACCCTGAGTACAAGGCCAACAGAGACCAGGGAGACAAGCCGGAAGCCCTAGAACACATCGCTGACCAGAGGGATATGTTGCAGGAGATACTGCCATACCTCAACGTCAAGCAGATGGGGGTCTCTGGTTATGAGGGTGACGACCTGATCCAACTTCTTCTCCGTCAACTCCATAGAGAGAAGGACGTAAACGAGAAGCTTGATGTAGTCGTAGTCTCCGGTGACAAAGACCTCCTTCAGCTAGTCAGCGATGGTGTAGACGTATACCGTCCGATAGCCGATGAATTAGTCAACTCCGATAACTTTGAAGAAATAACGGGTATGCCATCGCCAAGGCTCTTCGTTATCCGTAAAGCCCTCATGGGTGATACGTCGGACAACATTCCAGGCATTAAGGGCGTAGGAGAAAAGACAGCTAACAAGCTGCTTACGGAAGCCTTCTACACAGAGGTAGATGACCATTGGGAAGATGTTGAGTTACATCATCTAAGGAACGTGTGCGGCGACAGCAGATCCAAGGTGGCTAAGCGAGTTGCCGAAGAGTGGGATACTGTTGAGCGCAACCTAAAGCTTGTTGACCTGTTCGATGTCACATTCGACAAGGCGCTTTACGATAAGGCTTCAGTAATAATAAACTCCGACCCTGGTGGACTATCTACTGACATCGAACTAATGAAGATGCTTGGTCGCTACGAGTTCAACGAATTCACCAGTAGGTTCGGAACATGGATCACCCCATTTCGCAAGCTAAGCTAGCTGAGATAACTGTTGATGTAGCTGCTGTGCTACGGAAGCATGGAGTAGACTGCAGGCACAATGAGTCACTTAACTGCCTTCAGAGCGCTTTAGCTGACCAGTACATGAACTACTGGCTTGGCTTAGAGATAAAACCACAGTACGGTGCTTACGACTATTGGGAAGCTGCTCACAAACGAGTAGGGATAGAGAGACCGAAAGGGTGAGATTAGACCATATAGCCTTCAGAGTTAAGGATCGTTGGAAAACCGCGCAGTTCTACATCGACGCATTCGGGTATCGAGTGCAGGAAGAGTTCAATCCTTACGATGATGATAGTGTTTCATGTGTTGCTCTCACCCCTCCTGAGAGGACTCAGGCTCGTATGCCGTTTGTTACGGACGGAGTTCTTGACTACGGTAACGATCATGCTGGTCTGCCTCTTCTTACTATACCTGGCTATCATCTAGCACCGGAAATCTTCATCTCTGATGGTAAGCCTGACTCTGTAGTTGGGGAGTGGGTCAAGAAACACGGCAGCGGAATCCACCACATGGCGTATAATGTCAAGTCAGTGGAAGCCAAGATGAAGGAGTGGCAGGAGAAGGGATGGGCTAAGTTCCTATCGCCTGAGCCTCTGACCTGTCCTGGTATCACTCAGGTCTTTACAGAAGAACTTGATGTTACTGGTGGAATCATTTACGAGTTCATCGAAAGAGGTCCACGAGGCTTCTGTAAGGAGAACGTAAGGGCGCTGATGAACAGCACCCGGGAGATGACTGATGAGCGACCTACAGACAATCAAGAACATGCAGAACCACCAGTATCTGGTGTGCATCGTGAAGACTGCGGAGACGAAGGCGGAAGCCCTTCAGATCGCGCGGAACACCAAGCAGCTGGGTAACCAGGCTTCCGTTTGGATTCAGGGCTGGGATGACGACGAACGCGCAGCCAAGCAAGTCCACATCTACGACACGGCTGGTAGCAAGGCTGTGATTCCTGGGATTCAGCCAGCCATCTGTGAGGAGTGCAACCCGCTAGCTGCCAGGGTATAGTTGTGCTTAGCACGAGGAAGAACAATGAACCCTATGCTTAATCGCTACGAGCTTGTTGTTACTGATGCAATACTTGGTTATGCACAAGCGACATTTAAGCACTATACACCTACTCGAAGGTACAGCGGATTTAGTGATGGAGGTATTCGAGGTAGCGGCGACTTCTTAGCTTTAGTGGCTGCGTTAGCAATCCATGATGCGTTTGGGCGTGCTGGGAGGGTATGTTCTCTAGAGTTAACTATAGGAGATGGTGACGACAAAGACTTGTCTGTGAGAGTTGGTGGAGACTACAAAGGGATAAACATCAAAGCTAGTGCGTATTCTCCCTATAGAGATGGGCTAAATCTGTTCATCAAAGAAGAGGAGTTGAAGAAGAAAGGGTTTTGGGGTTACCTACAGTGTTTTGTTCACCTTGAAGAAGGTAATGAAGAGCCTCACTTACACATAGCTGGTTGGTGCAAGACCAACTCTTCAGCTTATGAGGAGTGCTCTAAAACACTTGCAACCATCCCTAATACTGGAGGCCACAAAGGTATAGAAATTCCTTGTGATTGGCTAGAGCCGTTTGAGTCTTTGGTTGAATTGGTAGATAGTAAACTGTGATTAGAAAGGTTATCTCCGGTGGACAAACGGGTGCAGATCGCGCTGGGCTTGATGCTGCTATTGATTCCGGGTTCGATCACGGTGGTTGGTGCCCTCGTGGCAGGAAAGCTTCTGATGGACCGATTCCAGAGAAGTACAACCTTCAAGAGACTGAGGAAGAGGACTACCCACCTAGAACAGAGCGAAACGTCAGAGATGGAGATGGAACAATCATCTTCTGCTCAAGTAAGCGGATGTCTCCCGGCTGTCGTCTCACCCGCGCTCTTTGTGTAAAGCACCAAAAGCCTTACAAGCTTGTTGATGTTGATATCCTGCGCTATGAGATAGCGCAGGGTGACGAGCAGACGATACAAGCACTCAGAGAGTGGATTGAGGAAGATGGTATTGAGACTCTGAATGTAGCAGGGAGCAGAGAGAACAAGTCTCCCGGTATCTACTTTCTTACCTACGAGACCGTCACAGCGCTGCTGGAGGCGTAGTGGGTTATCAGATGGAGTTCTGGCTCCCTGAGAAGCACGGGGAGTGTGAGCGGTGCAGTGAGGTCACATGGCTTTGTTACAGCCCCACAGGGAGCGCCGCAGAGGGTGCTGAGGGATTCTGGGCGTGCCAGCCCTGTGACGAGGAGCACCAAGAGTATTGGGACGAGATGTGGTCTGAGTACTACGCGAGTCAGGGGTTTTAATGATTCAGCTAGTATCCGGTAGTCTGTTCAAATCAGACGAAACCTACATCTGCCACCAGACCAACTGTGTGACCACCCGCTCAGCGCACCTAGCTAAGACTATGTTCGAACACTTTCCTCATGCTGACATCTACTCTGGGAGGAAACATGAAGATGTGCCTGGGACCATAATCGTTCGGGGGGAATGGGGGGAACCCGAGCGTCCAGTCATTAACATGCTAGGCCAATTCTACCCAGGAGCGCCCAAGTACCGCCATTCTAAGAAGGACGGTAATACAGCCCGACTCTCGTACTTCAAGCAATGTCTTGGTAGTATGGTAGAGTTAAAGGGCAGCTTTGCGTTCCCGTGGCGTATAGGATGTGGTGCAGCCGGTGGCGACTGGAACCTCTACCTAGACGAGCTACTTAAGTTCTCACTCAAAGTGGAAGGGGACGTAGTTATCTACAAGCTGCCAGAAGGGTAAGTCTTGAAGAACTACACGTTAGAAGATCGTGCAAATCTATATGCTGAAGCGTTTCCGCAATTTCCAGACTCGCACTTACAGGTTGGCGCAGACGGCAACCGAGTTTATGGGATGTGGTTTGGTGGTCAAAGTTACAAAGGTAGTGGCTATTACGGGGCTTATCCTCCTGGCTATCTCAAGCGGGTTACTTCTCTTTTCCCTGACTGCGATCCTGTTCTGCATCTCTTTAGTGGCTCTCTACCACCTGGAAACTACACTAGGGTCGATCTTAACGAAGGTCTCAACCCTGATGTCGTATGCAATGCCCACGAGCTAAGTAAGCATGTTCCTAATGACCACTTTGAGGTCATCTATGCGGACCCACCTTACACTGATGAAGATGCATCAAAATACGGGACACCAGCTTGTAGCAGGAACGTAGTCATTAAGCAGTGTGAGAAGGTTCTCAAACCAGGCGGTTTCTTGGTCTGGCTAGACCAGGTGCTGCCAATGTTTCGTAAGGATGAAATGCAGATGGTCGGGTCCATCGGTTTTGTCCGCTCCACCAACCACAGGTTCAGGGTTATCACCATTTTCAGAAAGAACGGATAGATCCTGAACGGCTCTTGTGATAGCATAAAAGCACTGGAGGAATAACCATGATGGAATTGATTCAACAGACGATGTATGAGTTCTCAAACGGCCCTTACTACATCCCGTTTCTCGTGATGTTGGGCATGGTTCTCAACAACTTGGTCACTTACAAGCTGATGAAGCGCGATCACGCCAAGGAGTTGGATATGCTCATGCAGACGCAGAGAGCCGAGCGTAGGCGCTCTACGGAAACGATCAATGCCCTACGCGGCATTATCTGGGCGTTCAAGGACTCTCTGGATCAGGAAGAGGAGCAGAACGAGGAGATTCCTCCCTACCAGCTTCCTCACAGTAACATCTAGAGGTCATGTATCGGCTCCTGCTGTTCACGGACTACCACATCTCATCCAAGGGGCGTAGAACCTTTCGCCGCTTGGATGAATGTCTACGTACAGCGGAGTGGCTAGCAAGTCAGGTTAAGGAACACTGGCCTGATGCTGTCGTCAACTTAGGCGACACGTTTGATAGTCACTCCAACCTGGACGTTCCGAGCCTGTGTACTGGTGTCCGCGCTATGGACATCATTATGCAGGCTTGTAACGCTGTACAGGCTCGCTTCGTTGTTATCCCTGGGAATCACGATGCTTACAGCTTCGACTACTCGTCGTTGGAGGCATTCAGTGGGCTTGGGATGGATGTAGTATGGGAGCCGACAGTCTACGATAACGTGTTCGGTGCAATGCCGTTCACTAAGAGCCCTGACCTAGCCACTAAGTGGATTCACGATCTAGAGAAGCACTGCCATACCGTTTGTGCGCACATTGATGTAAAGCACGCCAAGTACTTCTCCGGTGAGGACTCTTCCATTGGTGTAGATCCCCACGACTTCCGTGGGTTGATTTACGCAGGCCACTACCACCACCCGCACAACCTAGGAGCCTTCCGCTTCATTGGCTCCGTGCTTCACCACAACTTCTCAGATAAGGTGCTGGCACCTCGTAGAGGACTAGTGCTGGTAGACATAGATGACGAGGGAAACTACACGCAAGAGAGGCGTATTGCTAATCCCCATACTGCTGTCTACCACAAGCTAGACTGGTCTAAGAACAAAGAGAAGCTTAGAACCATCAAACTCTATGGTGAATTTGCTGGACGGATGCACTTGAGGATCAAGTGTGATTCTCGAAAGATGAAGCAAGTTCGGTCTGATGTTGCTGAAATGTTCCCTGACTTACTATCGCTTGCAATTGTGGGCGTAGAAAATCAGGATAGTCAGATCAAAAGACAAAGCAACATCAGAGTAGATGCCGACCCTGAAGATGCTATGGAGAGCTACGTCCGCAATAAGGGAACGCCTGAGTGGATGGATAAAGAAGCCCTAATGAAGATGGGTAAGGGTTTCTTGGCTGAGGCTAAGGCTACGGACTGACTTTCCAAATAGCTTCAGCGTCTACTTCAACCACAACGTGCTTTTGCATACCAACTTCGATTAACTCGACGGTTGCTACATCACCCTTTTGAATCAGCATAGATTTACCGTTGTGGCTGATGCTGGATACTACGTATTCAGAACCTAGAACAATATAGCCCTTTACTTCTTTGTGTGGTTTAGGGATGTTGTAAGAGAAAACCCTGTCCCCGCGCTGGAGCACGGTTCCGCTTAGGGACGTTCCACCTCTTCGCCCCATACCGTGTACAGATACATCCTTAGTCACCTTCATCCCTGGTGCCTTAAGTTTGTTGTACTCGCTGATGATATTCTCGCGAGACTCCCGCATTACTTCAGTTAGTTGGTGGCCTGAAGGGGTCGTGTAAAAGTTCTCAGATAGGTGCTTGTTAGTTCCACGATCTAGGCGCATCTGAGTTCTAACGTAGTAGGTCACCTTGCTACCACTTACCTTAATTGATGGTTCAGCAGCAAAGGTAACTATACCTAGATTTCTAGCACGCTTATACCAAGATTCTACCTTTGGGTTGTTCAATACCGGAGTAAAGTCTACGGCAAAGTAGCTATTAAACAGCAGGCTATCGCGCCTGTGAATGTTTGTTAGATGGCGTTCGGCTGCCCAACTTGGAATCTTTTGCTTGATGCTGCGATACACATTTACGTGCTTCTTTAGGTCCCGGAATAAACGATCTTCTGCCTCTTTGGTATCGCCAATAGTGTAGCCCTTAACATGGTCAAAGATGTAAGTAGGTTCTATACCACTCTTTGCCATAGTCCTCATGGACACGTCAGCAGCGTCCATAGCTGCAAGAGCCCTCTTGGCTTTCTTAATGTCCTTGGGTGCGCGTATACTCTCTCTTACCG